GACGCGGCGTCCGAGCCGGTCCTGGACGAGACCGGCAATACCGTACGGGACGAAAAGGGGAACGAGATCTATGGGACTTAGATCCGTATTCGCCGAGGCCCTTCCGGACATCTTCGATGCCGCCGGAGAGGATGCCGTTTTCACCCCGGCGGCGGGTGATCCGATTCCCTGCAAGGTCTTCATCGAATTCAACGTGATGCTCCAGCCGGCGGGGGTGGAGGTTCAGGTCTGGCAGCGGGGGACGACGATCGAGGCGCTCCTGTCCGATATCGCCCGCGAGCCGAACCGCGGCGAGACCTTCACCCTGGATATCCCGTCGGACGATACGGTCTACACCGTCCAGGCGATCTCCGAAAACGACGGCCTGAAGGTCAAGGCGGTGGTGACATGATCGAGATCAAATTCAACGAGGCGGACGTCGCCAATGTCAAACGAATGCTGCGGGGTCTGGACGATGTTGTCCCGAAGGTCCTAAGCCGGGCGATCAACGACACCCTCGCCGGCGTCAAAACCGACGCCTCGACGGAGATCCGGAGCATCATCACCGCAAAAAAGAGCGCCGTAGATGCCACCTTCAGGACCGTCAAGGCGACCATCGCCCATCTCTCCGGCCTGGTTTCGAGCTCGGGGCCCCCGCTGCCGTTGATCAAATTTTCCGCGAATCAAACCAAGGCCGGCGTCTCCGTCCAGGTGAAGAGGAAGAATCCGCGTTCCGTGCTGAAAGGGGCGTTTATCGCCACGGTGCGCTCTTCAAATCAGGCTGAATCGGGATCATCCGGTCACAAAGGCGTCTTCTGGCGCGAGTACCATGGCGCGAAAGTCCCTGTAAAAAAGATAGCCTATGGAAAGTTGCCGAGAAAATACCGTCTGCCGATGAAACAGCTATTCGGCCCCCGGATACCGGATATTCTGGGCGACGATCCGGTGATGACGGCTGTCTTATCCAAGGCCGACGACCGCATCCACAAGGCGGTCGAAAAAGAGCTCAATTACGAGCTTTCAAAACTTTAACGGTGTGGGGGGACAGATTTCAAATCCGTCCCCGGGAGTCGAGGGCGCATGAACACTATCCGCGAAGAGATCATCCTCGAAATCATCGCCCGGGCAGCCGTCATCCGGACGGCCGGATCCCCGCAGCCCTATGCGACGGATATCGGGGAGACGGTCCTGCGCGCCCGGCCGAAGGTCGATCCGGATGATCTTCCCTGCACGGTCGTCTGGCCGCAGGCCGAGATGGCGGAGAACGTTCACGGTAAATCGCGGCACAAAATGCCGGTCAAGGTCGAAGGACTCGCGGCGTTCGGGGCGGAGGATCCCTCCGTCGTTTCGGAGCGGATCCTGGGCGATCTGATCAAGTGCTTCACGTCTCCCGCCTGGGATCGCCGCCGACTTGTCGCCGGTTCGTCTCCGGCAACCTACCTCGATCCCTATATCGAATCAATCGTGTACCAGGGCGGCGGAACGGATTCCTCCCCGGAGGACGGGTCAGTCTCCGTCGGAAATCAGGCGATATTCCTGGTCACATACTACACCGCGATCGGAGATCCATATACACAGTGAGCGCGCCATGGACGAGACGAAAAACAACCTGATCATCACCGGATCCGCCCCTTGCGTCCTGATCGACATCGCGGGGGTTCCGCGCGTCTGCACTTATGATTACATGGCGATCGGCCTGGACGCGGTCGACAAATACATCTGGCCGATCAAATATGTCGCCACCTATCACCCGGTCGAGATCCCCCGGATCCGCGAACGGCGGGAACGGTGCGGCGGCAACCTCGATTATCGGGTGATCTCGATGAAGGTCCTACCCGGTGTGGATATCATCGAACCGTTCCGCCCGCCTTCGGGATCGAGCTCCCTTCTGGGCGTCCTGGCGGCGCTCCGGATGGGATACCGCCGGATCATCCTCTGCGGTTGTCCGCTAATCGGGAAGAACGCCGCGGGCGGGACTTACGAAACCTTCCGCAAGGGCTGGGAGGCGCGGGCGAATGAATTCACGGGCCGCGTCCGGTCGATGTCCGGCTGGACCGCGGAATTTCTCGGCGCGCCGACGGAAGAATGGCTTTTGAATATAGAGGAGAAATCTGCAAATGGATGAACTTTCGCGGGAGTGGCAGAAACGATTCGAAACGGTCTGGGACCCGGCCGGCAAGGGGCAGTACCGCCTCGGTTCGCCCGGCCAGCGTTTGGCGAAGCGCTTCCTGGCCAACATGGACCGGAAGACGTCGATCAACGAATACGGGTCCGGCACGGGCCGCGCCGTCTGCGAGATCTTAAAAACTCCGGGCCATTGCCAGCATCCGATCCACATGGTCGATATCGCCGGGAACGCGATGGAGGAGGAGTGCCGCCGGTTTCTCGCGGATCCGCAGTACGCGCTGACCTTTACCAACGCCTCGCTCTGGGATCTTCCCGAAGATTTCCCCCACGCCGAGTGGGGATACTGCATCGATGTCCTCTGCTTTCTTCCGCCGGAGAAGCTCGACGCGGTCCTCGCCGAGATCCGCCGCACCTGCGACAACCTTTTCTGCCAGGTCTACGACTGGCAGGACACCCGCTGCGGGATCGACCTGACCACGATCCAGCACGACGGCGCCTGGTGGGCGGACAGACTCAAGGAGCACTGGGGCGAGGTGATCCAGGAGGTTTCTCCCGAATCGGCCCACCGCTATATCTTCGTCTGTCGCGCGGGGGCCCAGCATCGGGAGAAAGACGGCACGATCCGCGATCTCAAACAGCGCCACTATGGACAGACGGCCTGGATCGTCGGCCGCGGCGCCTCCCTCCTGCAGGCGACGAAAGATCATTTCGGCCCCGGCCCGATGATCTGTTTGAACGAGTCGATCGAGAACATCGGCCCGCTCAAGCTCACGAACAAGCTCTACAACATCTGGCGGAACGGCGATCCCCCGGCGGACCTGCCGGCCATCCTGCCGGAGGGGACCACCCTTTTGTTGTGCGACAACCCGGTGCTTTCGGACCCGCCCTCCTCGACGATGTTCACCGACTGGCGGCCGCGCAAGACTTTCGAGTGCAAGCGGGATCTCGGCTGCGCTCCGCCGGCGACCTTCTCGATGAAGGCGGCCCTCGAGATCGCCGTCCGCGTTTTCGGCTGCAACGCGGTCAACTTCGTCTCGTTCGATAGCTGCACTACCGGCGACGTCCGGACGGTCCTCAAGCAGGGATTCACAAAATCCGAGTACCGCCCCGGAGACTACAACGAACAGTGCGAGATTGTCTTCGCCCGCCTGAAGGCGCTGGGCGTCGAGAGCCGCTGGATCACCCCCGGCGATGACGACGTCGTTCCATGGACCGGCAAGGTCAAGGAAGGCGAGAAGATCCGCCTGAATATCGGCTGCGGTGAGACCATCGAACCGGGATACACGAATATCGACCTTCATTACGACAAGGCGGACGTCATGATGGACGCCCGGGCGCTCAAATATGGCGACGGGACCGTCGACGAGATCCGCTCTTCGCACCTCCTCGAGCATTTTTCCAAGGCGGATGTCCCGCTCGTCCTTCGCGAGTGGTTCCGCGTCCTGAAGATCGGCGGCATGCTTACGCTGAATCTGCCGAACCTCGAATGGTGCTTAAGAAACTGGCTGGAAAAGCCGGAGAAGGAGCGCTTCGGCCTGTCGCTGAGCATGATCTACGGTCTCCAATCGCACGACGGAGAGTATCACAAGACCGGGTTCACCCGGGAGAGCCTGGAGGTCCTGCTTTCATTCGCGGGGTTTGAGGATATCAAGATCGTCGATCACCAGTCGCACTCGCAACAGTGCTTCCTGGCGACCGCCGTAAAAAAAAAATCAATGACCGGGTGACGGTCATCACGCTGACGGGCGACCGCCCGCTGGCGTTTGCTCTTTGTAAATTGTGGATGTCCGGACAGACGCTCAAGCCGGATCAATGGATCGTCGTGGACGACGGCAAGACGCCCCTCGTCCCCACGCCGGAGATGACTTACATCCGGCGAGAACCGCGCAGGGATGACCCGTCGCACACGATGATCCTGAACATGCGGGCGGCCCTTCCGGCGATCGCGGGTGAGAAGATCCTGTTTTTGGAGGACGACGAGTATTACGCCCCCCGCTATGTCGAGGAGATGGCCCGCCGCCTCGAGGAGTACGAAGTCGTCGGAATCGCCAGGAGCAAATACTACCATCTGCCGACGGGGGGATTTCTCAGGCACAGCAACATGGATCACGCCTCCCTCGCCCAGACCGGCTTTCGGGGATCGTTCCTCCCCGAGTTTGCGATGCTCCTTAAAGGAGACATGTTCCTCGACATCCGGATCTGGAAAAAGGTCGGGAACACCCAGAAACTGAAGTGGGGAGAAGAGACCTGTGTTGTGGGCGAAAGGATCGTCGGAAACGGGCGGGGGCTGCTGTTCGACGACGGGATCGAATCGAATCTCTACGTCGGCATGAAGGGCCTTCCCGGGCGCATGGGCATCGGCTGCGGACACCGCGAATATAAAGAGTATCTCAAAGATACGCCGGACCGCGAGGTCCTTAGACGATGGATCCCGGGGAATTATCAACATTATCTGGATATCCTGGCCGGGAAGGAGCCGAATGTAAGCGGATGAAGACCGGCAAGGTGGCCCTGAAAGAACAGGCCCGGAAGGTAAAACGGGCCAAAAGAAAGAAAAGGAGGTCTAAAAGATGAAACGTTTTTTGTTGATCATTATGTGCATCGCGATGGCGATCCTGTCGCTCACGGGCTGTATGTCGAAGAACCAACTCCTTGCGGAGCAATCGTTTTACGCCGCCAAAGTCGCCCTTGCGAAGCAGCAATCTTCGCAGCCGATCTTCGAGATGGTGGCCGCGAATGCCAAGGATCCTATTATTTTGCAAAACGTCTCGGCCATTCGGGTGTTTCAGGCCCCATCGAGCGGCGGGAACGACGGGTTGCAGCAATACATCCAGAAGGATTACGCGAGCGCGTGGGTGAATGCTTTTCTGCAGATGGTCGGCATCGCCGCCCCATGGGCCGGCGCCGCGATCATTACGAGCAACGTTGCGGGTGCGTTCAAGGACGTGGCGATGCAGCCCCACAGCATTACAAATACAAACGTATCGGCATCCGGATCGAGCCAGGCGATGTCCGGCGGCATGATGACCAATACGACGACGAGTTATGCCAACACGGTATCTGGTACGGGGAATGTCGCCAATATAGGGGGTACGGTCAATCAGGCGACGGCGACGCCGACGGTGGTGGTGGTGGAACAGCCGCCGCCGGTGATCGTTCCGCCGAGCTATCCTCCGGCGACACCGGCCCCATGATTACAGTTGTGCCAATTCAGAGATGTCGGGGGAAATGCAATGGACTGGAACGGACACGAACGAAGAATCCCTATGGGATGCCCCTTACACGGCGGGCTCGTAGATTGGATAAAAGACGAACGAGAAGAAATAAAAGGTGTGATGGCGAAACTGGACAAACTTATCGATCGCCAGACAGACCATCATGATGAAATTATGTACATCAAGAACATTGTAAGCGACGGCCTTCAATCCGATGTAAAGAAGACCGCGCAAAGGGTAGATGAAATCTGTAAAACGTTGAATGTTCTTGAAGGTTTTAAGTGGTTCGGAGTCTGGATTAACGATTTAAGAGATCATACGTTTCTACATTTATTAAAATATTCAGCTATCGGCGGGATAGCTTTTATTGCAATCCATGTTGGGAATAAATTCATGGTTTGGTTGCTGAAATGAGAGGAAATAATATGCCGGTAAACGATTCGCAGCCGTTTCAGTTATGGAGATTCTTGAAAAAGGTAAGAATCGAAATCTTTGTTTTTGCCTTTCTCGTCGGGGCATCCATGTTCCTGATGCCCAGGGAGGCCTTGATGGGGTTGCTATCTTTGCTTGCCGCGAAGCTTCTGACGTTGACCGTCGGGGTCACCTTCGCCCATCTGATGAGGATCTTCGGATTCCGCAACCTGTCGCTTACGGACATGATTAAAAAGGGAGAATGGTCCGGGGTGATTTTTCTGGCCATCTGGTATGCGGTCATCGTCTATGCCGTGGCCGTAGGAGGCTGAGATGCTATCGGCCATATTTAAGGGAATTGTCACAAGGGCATTATTCTGCATTTGGCTTATCATCATGTCCTTTATAGTTCTTTTATACACGCCTTGCGCTTGGCCATTGGATCGGTGCGCGATGCTGGTCAAGGATGTGAGGGTGGAGCATGTCAAACAATTCGGTCTTGATTTCCCCTACTGGTATGGAGTGGGGCAACTCAAGCAGGAATCGGCCTGTCGGACCGATGTCACGGCCTTCGATCAGGGAATGGGAGTGGCGCAATTCATGCCGAAGACTGCGCAATACGTGTCGTCCCTGATGGGTGAATCACTCGATCCGTACAACTCGAAACATGCGATCCGGATGCAGGCGTTCTACATGGCGCGGCTCGATCGATCGCGTCCGGATCCGGGGCCCGGCCTCTGGGCGACCTACCAGGCGTACAACGGCGGGTGGCCGGCGCTGCGGGGGGAAGAAATGCGCGCGGGATCCTGGTCGCGCGCCGCAATGAGGGCGGCGTGTTTCAGGAAAAAGATCGTTCTTCGCAGCGGGGCGGTGCTCGACTTCTGCGAAGTCAATTACGATTACTCCGTCCGCGTGCATCGCTACGGTCAGGCCTATCGAATCGGCGTCGACGGCAGGAGGTTCTTCGATGAGAAAATGTGATTTCGGCAATTTGGCCGCACGGGGTTCGATTGCGATCTGGGTCATGGTGGTGATTATAGCGCTGATCGCCTTGGAATCCGGCGGCGTGTATCTCTGGAAGATCTACAAGGCGCGCGTGAGCACGCAGCAGATCACCCCCGAACAGGTCCGGAATCAAGAGGCGGAGCTCGCGGCGAAATATGAAGCGATCATCAAAGTAAAGGACAAAGAGATCGCGGCGGCTGCCGTAAAACTGAAGGCGTCCCAGGCGCGGTATGAAACCCTTGCCAGGACAATAAGGGAGATTGGTCAAAATGTTCAGAATATCACGCCGCCCAAAGAGCGGAAAGCGATCTGCGAGCGTCTGGATCGCCTTGGTTATCGTCCTGATTCTGGGTGCTGATCGCCCCGGTTTCTCCGCGGAAAATAAACCCGATCTCGTCGGCTTTTCCGACGTTAAAGTCGCCGGCATGATCGTCGAGATCGAACGCGGGCGGGAATACGCAAGGCAGATCGCCGTCATGGGCGAGGGTACCGACGAGTTGCTCAAGGAAATCACCCTGCTCAATGACATGGTGGCGTCGCGAACGCAGCAATTCGAGGCGGCGCAAAAGACGATCGACGAGCAGAAAGGCTTGATCGATCTCGGCATCACGGGAATGGAATCCAGGGACGTCGAGATCGTCGAGCTGAAGGAGGCCGAATCCGCGGCATGGTTCAAGGGAGGCGCATACGGCGCGGTCCTGGGGATCGTGCTGACGATATGGGCCATCATTATGCTGTGAGACGGGGCGCGTATTGCCCGGACTGACGATAACAACGCCGCAAGGCAAACTAAGGAGGATTGAATCATGGGTACCGCAGAGAATGCAAAGATTCAGTACGAGAGCGGCCAGGACCTGGTCGCGTTTGTTGCCCTGACCGATCAGGGCGATCACAAGGATTTTCGGAGCGCCGATCCGCTCTGGTCGAACCGCGCGGGTTACGAGCCGGACGTCAAGCCGAACGGCCTGGCCACCGGGGGCGTGGTCGGCGTCGCCGCATCCGGATCGGACGACGTCGTGGACGTCGCCGCGCTTACATGTTATCTGGCCGGGCTCCTGACCTCGGTCATTGCCGAAGCCGACTTGGCGATCGCGCGGCCGACGGCGTCGCACGTCAAGTATTCCATCACGATCACCGGCGCCGGCGCCATCGCGGCCATAAAGGGCACGGAAAGCACGTCTTTTTCGACGACCCGCGGCGCGGCCGGCGGCCCCCCCTTAATCCTGCCGGATTCGATCGAGATCGCCCAGGTGTGGCTCTCTTCGGCGACCCCCGCGGCGATCACGGCCGACGAGATCAAACAGGTCGTCGGCACCCACTGCGAGCGGTACGATTATCCGACGTGGGAAGAGAAGCGGGCCAACGTCGCCAACCGGGTGATCGGCAACGCCGGGATCCTCTTCGCCTCGGCTCTTCCGTTGATCCACTCCGAGGCGTCTCCGGTTTCCCCGGTTCCGAAGGCGGTTTACGCGCAGTATTACGAGCCGTCCTTTGTGGATGTCCCGATCAGCTCCGATTTTGTGCCGCCGGAAACGACACATTCCGTGAGTTCCAAGCAGGTGTACGGAGCGACGATCGGCTCGTCGAGCCAGTCTCTCAACCAGGGGAATTTCACCGCTTTCTGCACCGACGGGATCTCCGACGGGATCGTCGGCCTGAAGAACGAGAACCTTTGGGTCAAGTTCTTCCAGAATCGATTGAATTCCGTGCCGTATATCCTCGCCCAGGGGAAGCTCGGCGTCTCGCGGACGTTCCCGGCGGGCGATCAGATCGCGGCGGCCTGCACGATATCGGCGGAAACGGCGGCCCTGGACGTGGTCGGGTAAAAAATACGCGGGAGTAGCTCAGGCGCGAGAGCCCGCCGATAATACGGCGGCGACGGCGGTTGAAATCCGCCCCCCGTAAATCACAGTCGGAGGCCGTATGACATTTGACGCAAAAAAGTTTCTCAAGACAAAATTCACCCCCCGGACCGAAGAGGTGCCGGTCCCGGACCTCCAGGCGTTCTTCCCGGAAGGCGCAAGGGCCGTCTGGACGGTCCGCGGCTTGACCGGGCAGGAGCTCGGCCGGGCGAACGAGGCGGCGGAGCGCAACAAGAACGTCGCCGCGATCCTGGAAGGGCTCGCCGGCGGGGCGGCAAAGGAGAAGGCCGAAGCCGTCAAAGAGCTTCTCGGCGTCGGCGGATCCACTCCGCAGGACATCGCCAAGCGCCTGGAACATCTGGTGACGGGCAGCGTGGACCCGCCCTGCACGCAGGAACTCGCCGTCCGTCTCTGCGAGACCTTTCCGGTCGAGTTTTATTTAATCACAAACCGGATCGTCCATTTGACCGGGCAGGGGCAGATGCCGGGAAAACAGCCTCCCTCTGGCGAGACGCCGAAGTCCGCGCCTGCCTCGCCCTCGGTTACGCCAGAGGGCGGTTCCTCTATGAGCTGAGGCCGGACCTGTTTCCCCAGGGCTACCTCACGCAAACCGAGATCGGGCTCTGGGAAAAGCATTACGAATCGATCAAAGGAACAAGAAAGTAAGAAGGTAAGAAAGAATACACCATGATGTGAGCATGTGACGGTCTTTAGTGACCCGTAAACGGTAATTTGAAAGGAAAAGTGAGTCATGGAAGCGGTCGATCACGTTAAAATTATCGAGGATATGTCCGAAGGGCGGTGTGAACTTACGACGTTGAGGATTGTGTTTTGCGTACTCGGTGCTTGTAAAATCGCTCTTCCTTTACATTCAGGGTGCCCGGAAGTGTTGAAGTCCGTTTTGTCAACCGAAGCTCTCGTCAAGGAGCGCATTGAAGTAATTTCGACGCGAATGGATGGGATGGCGGAAGATTTTCGAAAAGCGACAGAGTTCATCTTTGAAAAACCGATAACATCAAAAATTCAGTAGGAGGAGGACATGCATCATGGCCAATATTCAAAAAACCGTCGAGATAATCTTCGGCGGTAAAAATGAAGTCAGCAACGTGATCGGCTCAATCGAAAGGAATTTCGACTCGCTTAATTCCTCAATCACCGCCGCCACCAAGCCGCTTGCGACCATTGCCGACTCCGTCTTCAAACTAGACGCCGCGCTCCTCGCGCTGGCAGCCGGAGGGCTTTACTATGCCTATGAAAAGGCAATAAAATTCGAGAGTGCGATGGTCTCCTTTAGAAAAGTCTCGGACGGCACACAGGAATCAATGGATGCTGCCAGGGCCTCCTCTTTTGCTTTGTCAACGCAGTATGGCGCAACCGCCGTCTCCGTACTCAATTCCACAACAGATTTTATCCAGGCCGGGTACGATACGCAACAATCCCTGAAGCTCACCGAGGAAGGGTTGAAGTTGATGATGGCCGGGGAAGTCTCTGTGGCAGAAGCATCCCAATTCATGATTACAATTTTAAAGGGTTTTAAAGCCCCAGCAGAAGATGCCTCCCGCCTCACCGACATCCTCAACGCAGTTTCAGACAAAACCGCTACAAATGTGCGTGAGCTGGCTATTGGTATGGCATACCTGTCGCCAATCGCGAAGCTCATGGGGCTGTCATTTGAGGAAACGGCAGGCTTACTCACGCCCGTGATTGAGGTTTTTTCAAGCGGTAGTGAGGCTGCGCATGGGTTAAGGACCGGACTGCTGCGCATTGTTAATGATTCTGCGCCGGTTCGCCAGGGCCTGGAACAGCTCGGCGTTTCACAGACAGATTTAAATGGAAAACTCCGCAGCGGGAAAGATATCCTCCTCGACGTCCAAAAGGCCTACGTCGGCCTCGATGATCCGACCAGAATCTTCCTCACACAGCAACTTGCGGGGAAGGATCAGGCGGCCAAAATGTTGGAAGTGTTTAATGGTCTGAATAAGACCCTCGAAGTGACCAATATTGCGATGGGCGCCTCCGGCTCGATCGCGAAGGAAGTCGCGCTCCGCCTCGAATCAAGCCAAATCCAAGTCGATCGATTCAAGGTTGGTTTTGAAAACCTCGGCATCGTTGTAGGTGAGCAATTCAAGGTGGCGGCTACCGGGGCGGCCACTGGCGCGAACGCAATCCTGCAAGCCTTGAACGGCCTGGTCGTCAGCGGGGCCTTTGCTCCGCTATTCGACGAACTGAGCAAGATGGGAACCCGGCTTTCTGAATACCTTGTGAAGATCGCGGCTGCATTACCAGGGGCTATGAAGGGAATTGATTTCAGCGGCCTGATTGCATCTTTCGAAAGAGTGGGTGGCGAGATCGGCAAGGTATTCAGTACGCTTTTCGGGGACGTGGATTTGACAACCGCTGAAGGGCTGCATAAGGCGATCCAGGCGGTGGTTGACGCGCTTGGGAAATTAGTGGATTTTACGGGGGGGATGATCAAGGGCATGGCGCCGCTGTGGGAGGCGATTAGCTTAGGCATTGAACAATTCTCCGAGATGGATAGCGAGGGTGTGACTTTGGCGGGTACGATAATCGGTGTTGGCAAGGCTGTTAATGTCTTGACGGAAAACGCCGGTTTGCTCACCGGGGCGCTGTACCTTCTCACCACAAAAGCGCTTGTCGAAACTGCAACGTCTCTTGCGAGTTTGGGGGCGAAGGCGCTTAGTGCTGTGGGCGGCATGGGGGCTTTGGCCGCTGCGGCGGGGGCGGCCGTGCCGATCCTCGGCGTCGGCGTAGCGGGGGCTGTCGGTTATGCCGCAGGGTCGTTGTTGAATCAGATCCCTGTCGTCGGGAGGGTTGCTCAGGGGTTCTGGGAATTAATTGATGTGAATGATAACTTCTTCGGCGCCTCCGGGCGGACGAAGGCGCAGATGGACGAGACGAATAAAAAATTTGAGGAGGCGGTCGCAAAACATAAAACGCTGGCAGGGTCGCTCGGCACGACGGGGGCGGCGTCGGATGCATTGACGGGGAAGGTAGATACCCTCAAAGACAGGATCGGGGCTCTTCCCAAAGAGGTTTCGACGAAATTTGACATAAATGAGGCAATCAGGGCAGCGCAGGAGATTGCGTTTTTAAAGAAGGAAATTGATGAGGTCCCGGAGAAGCGCGATGTCATTGTTTCAATGTCTATCGAGGACTTCGAGGCTAAGATAGCCGGTCTTGATCAATCCTTGGCGAATAAACATTTGGATGTCGCACCTCAGCTATGGGACGAAGATAGCCAGTCGGTGATCGAGCATCTCGGTGATTGGATTCGAAAGACTAGCGAGGATGATTTTGGAAAAACCATTACCCTGATCCCCATCGGCATCGATTCCGTAGAAGTAGAAAAACAGATCGCCGCCATTAACAAGACGGACCGGGACGCTTTGATCTTGCCCGCTAAGATTGATTGGGACCCGGACGGAACAACTTTTGAGAAAATTGGGAAATCCATAGAAGGAATCTGGAAACAGTCCTTCGTTGACGGAGAGGTGTTGTATACCGATTTCGGAGTCAAAATCGGAGAGTCTCTTGAGAAGGGTATCACAAAAGGAGCCAAGGGTGGGGTTAAAGCATCCAAGGCCGCACTCTCACTCGAAAAGGCTCAGCTTAAACTTGAGGAGGAGAAGCTCAAAAATGTCAGGTCTGAAGTTAAGTACGAGCTGAAATTTGATGAGACAAAGATCAAGGCTTCCGCCGACGTCATCCAAAAATCCATCGAATGGAAGGCAAAGGTCGATATCGCCGAGGCCGAAGGGGCCTTCAAGGTCCTTGCCGAGGCAGCCAAAAATATCGGAACGGAGATCGATTCAACGGGCAAAACGATGGGTGGCCTTGTTGAGAGTCTGATCAAGACAAAAGATTGGGGCAAGGAGAGCACTATCGAGAAACTCATCAAGCAGGAAAATGAAAGAAGAAGCGCTGCATTCGAGGCCAACCAGGAGCTTATCGAGCAGACCATCCGATTGAATAAGGAAAGGCTCAAGGCATATGAGAAGGGAGAGGGGATGGTAATGGTGAAGGCGGACGGTTTAAAGCCACACCTGGAATTGATCCTCTGGGAGATCCTCGAGGCGATCCAGGTCCGGGCCAACGAAAGCGGATCCGAATTCTTGCTGGGGATGAAAGCCGTATGAACGACATGATTGGCATATCAGTGTCCACCGCCGATGAAGCGGGATCCATGGTGCTCCGGATGACGCAGGGGTCGCGGCTCAAAAATGGGTCGCGGCGGGTTTCGCGGACCAAAACGCTCGACGGCGGATGCGCTATTTTTGACGGCGGGTTTTCGCATTCCGACCGGACATGGAGCGTCGAGGCCCGCGTCAGCGACGCGGTCTGGGAAGCGCTCTGGGCGATAATGATCAGTTACGCGTTGGTTTATGTCGCGACGGAGGAGGGCTTCTTCGAGGCCTGCCTCGAGTCGGCGGAACGAGACGAGGACAGGGCCGTCCTGTCCATTTTGATAAAGGAGAAGCTGACATGAACAGTATTTTCAAGGGAAAAATGGGGGCCTTTTTCACGAGGGAGCTGATCGCGAGGCGCGAGATGAAGGCCAAATTTCTTATCTTCTCGCGATGGGGGTTTGAGCATTACGATAGATACGGCTTTCTCAAGGAGGCCTCTCAAAAGGACGTGGAGAACTGCTGTACCGCCGAAGGACTGACCAGACTCCTAAACGTCATGTTCCACGAGGCCCAGCAGATCACGGAGTGGTATATCCTCCTCTTCGGGGACAATTACACGCCGCTCGATGGCGATACCTACGCGGTTCCGGGATTCACCGAATTAACGGATTATGACGAAACTACGCGCCCCGCGTTTGTCGAAGCCGAGGCCGTGGATAAGGTTATGACAAACAACGCAAACAAGGCGACCTTCACAATGAACGCCGATACGAACCTCTGGGGATCGGGTCTGGTCGGCGGCGGCTCGCCGGCAAACGGCAAGGGCGATACCGCCGGCGGCGGGGTGCTCTATGCGGCGGCGAAATGGGCGACCGCAAAACCGGTTGAGATCGGCGACACGTTCAAGGTGAGATGCATTCTGACGTCGAGCGACGTGGTGTAACAGAAAAACATGGTGTAACAGATGGCATATACCCCCGATCCGTTGGACAAAACCGCCCTGATGACGGCTAACGATGCGCCTTCGCCCAACGTCGCGTCGTCGAGTGGCGCTTACAATTCGGGATCGGAAGCGTGGTATGCCTTCAACCATGACCAACCAGGATTTTGGGATTCGGCCATGGGCGCGTTTCCCAAATGGCTGAAGTATGATTTCGGGAGCGCCCTGTACGTCATAACGGGATACAACATCCTCCCGTATGTGGGTGAGGCTCCAATCGATTTTGTTCTTCAGGGCAGCAACGATGATTTGAACTGGGTAGATTTTGACACTCAGGCGGATGTGACGGGATGGGACGATAACACCGTAAAGACATTTTCTTTTAGCAACTCGACCGCTTACAGGTACATCCGGCTTTACATCACCGAGGCCCAGCATGCCTTATATTGCGGTATACGCGAGCTTGAGCTTCTTCGGAATCCTTTGACCACCGAGGTCGATATCGCCGCCGAGGCCGGCATAAATGCGGACTTCGACGGCTTCCGGCTCTCCGATGAGCTTGCCGCCGTGGCGGGCGTCCAGGCGGAATTTGACGGCATCAAGATGGGCGACGACCTCGCCGCCGAGGCCGGGATTAAGGCGGAGTTCAGCGCTGCGGGCAGCATATATTCAAAAAGCATGAGCGGGAATGCCGGGGTCAATGCCGCATTCACCCGGTCGACAGAGGCCCTTCGCGATGTGTCGGCGGAAGCGGGCATGTCGGCGGACTTCGACGGCTTCAACTGGAGCAGTTTTCTTCGCATTTACCGCGACCGCATCGGCATTCGCTACATCCTCACGCTGCGGCAAACGGGCATGGACGACCTCGTTGTGCCTATATCTTCGTTTCAGACCAGACTTCGGACGGGCGATCCGACGTATCTCTCGGTCGTCGTTCCGGGCAACGATCAGTATGACGCGATCGCGGCCCGCGACGATGCCGAAATGATCCTCACGATGGAGTATGTCATCGATGGGACCGTCTACCATTATGAGGAGGTATGCACGGTCGACCTCGAAGATGTCCGTCTGGACCAGGGATCCACGAGCGTGAGCGTGACGCTCTCGGGACATCGGACCGTCACACACTCGGCAAAAATTGTCTCTCTGACCGGACAATCCTACAAGGCCGTTTATGACGGGAAAATACGGTACAGGTGTACTCCGGATCTATATCTCCGACCGGGTGACACCTGCATCATAGGCGACGATACTTTCGTCGCCGGGGTCATCACATGGATGGCGAATCCATCGTATCAGACCCTTGAAATTGAGGAAGCGTGATGGGAAAGGGGCAGATCATATCGGGCGGCCCGGACGGCAGATACTCCGTCAAGGGTCTCTGGGACCGGACAAGGGCAGCCGCGAGGATCGCCAGAATCGACGCCGAGATCATCCTCCTGGATCAGAAGGTGACCACCCTCATAAGCGAGATCGCGGCGGCCCAGGCGGAATACGAGGCGGCAAAAACGACATCTCCGGCAAAGACCTTCGCGGAGCTCGCCGCCATGCTCACGCCGATCACGGCAAAAAGGGTCAAAATGAGCCTCTATCTCATCGAGAAGGCATCGAAGGTTTCGACGAAGAACAGACTAAACACCATTGCCGCCGACTCTATCGTCGATGCGTGGTGCGCCGATTTGACGGAGGACCTATCGGGAATCGTGGGCACGATCGAGATGAACGGAGAGCCGGGGAACTGCATGATACTTCCCGGGTACAACGGCGGGGCTGTCTATAGTCGCACGCGCGACGGCCAGATCCAGCCGGTTATGGCAAACACCCCCGAGGGGACCTTTTTCAATAAGGCGCTCATGACGGGATGGCAGAAGTGGATGCCGACCTTCAGGGTGGGGACGATAACCGCGATGTCCGAAGCCGATATGGCGGCCAACCGTTGTACCGTGACGCTGGATCCGGTGAATAGCCGGGAGGTCAGCAGACGATCGTCGTTCAACATCAATTACCCCGATATTGCGACGGTGCTGACGAACATACCGATAGAATACATGACCTGACACGCCGCGGCCTTCGCCGTGGGCGATAGGGTGGTGGTGAAGTTCATAAGTTTGGGAACACAGACGGCGGCAAATTGGAGTACAGGCAAAGTGATAGGATTCGAGACAAACCCGAAGGCATGCGTGTCCTATGTCGTTGAAATCCGAAACCTCGATGGATCATTGAAAAAATATTGGAGTATGGGAAAAGATGGAGTCAACACCGAGGTCCCCAATAATTCCTCATGGAAGTATCGGCTTTTCTCCGGTCAGGACTACCCTGTAACATTCTTGCCTACAGTAGTCACGGCAGACAGAATCCCCAGCAAGGCGATGGAGTGGATCGCAGGGGAAAGCGCAATACTGGGGCTCCCTGTAACGCCGAAATTCCAGTCAAGTAAGGTTTCATCGATTGATGAAGAAGTAGACCGTGAAAGCGTTGATACCTCTTCTGGTGTTTCTCACGATAATGCCGTTCTAGCGGCTAAGATGGGTGATAATCCCATCACATCTTCCGGCGCTACTGCATGGGCCAATACTGAGACATTAAAACAATTTCTGGTGCATAAAGTTAATGGGATAGAAATAATCGATCCGCCATTCCTGACTTTAGTCGGTAACGTAATCGGCAATAGCACGTGGGGCATGACGCACACTCTTGGAACTGGCTATTCAAATTATGTCGGGACTGAAGAAATTCTATATGATGGCTCAACCGCTGTCGAACACACCTACATGGCCATTGGGGACGGAAAATTTGCTGGGTATAGTTATTTTGTAACAACGTCACGAGATCAACAGATTTCTACTGTATCTTTCCATCATCTATCCCCAACTTCATATAGCAAGATAGCTGCAAGCGAATCTTCAAAAACATTTGCTTACGGACCATTAATGTACGGGAGTCATGAAATACACCCTGCATGTTCGGTCATAGAAACAGCGGTCTTTAGTGGGTCAATGAGTATTGCGCCTGTATCAAACAGCCCCTTAAGCTATGGTCCTGCGAGTGGATCATATATTTATGGGTATAACGGGAAGGCTCACGATTTCTTGTGGCAACTGGGCAATGGGGACGAAGAATTTTGCTGCGAGTACTGGGTTATCGATTGGGTAAGAAATAATAATCGAACTGTTTCGCAGGCTGAGTATGGTCTTAATGCGTGGAATGCCTGGCCTGGGTTTGAGAATCATGGGGATTATGGATCATTTGAACTCACAGGAGATGATTCATTTACAAAAACGGTGACATATAAATTAGCATTTAGGACAAAGGGCGCAATAACCCAAATCACTCTCGGTACGTCAAACGAGATAGGGGATGGTACATGGAAATATGCGAGCCTTGTGGGAAGAGAATGTGATACCCACTTTTTAATTTTACATACATTTTTATCAATAATATTATGGGGGCCGGCATTCTACACCTACGAACTCATCGTCATTAATAAGATAACGGGCGGATACGAACGAATCCCCCTCGGAGATGAAACCACGTGGGGGCAGAATATTCGTATAGCGTTAAAGGGGATAGGTCCCGATGCGTACACGCCGCCACCCCCATCACCATAATGATTAAGGCTGAGCGAATGAAGCGAAAAAGGAGGAACATGAAATGCCAAAAATGAGTAAGTACATGATTGTGACCGATCCGCTGGATGCGGATTATGTATTGATTGTTCACGAGGGCGTAACAAAAAGGGTTAGTTTTTCCACGCTTAAAGATATCATCTTTTCCCCTTATCACAAAAACAACCTGTCCGCGGTGACGGCACCCGGGGCGAGCGATGATTCCGGCGACGGCTACAGCGTCGGGTCACTCTGGATCAACGTGGCCGGATCCCCGAAGGAAGCCTATCAGTGCATGGACGCGACGGTGGGTGCGGCGATCTGGATCAACACGACGCTTGACATCTCGGAGCTCGGCACCGGCGCCGTGCGCAATATCGAGGCGGGCACGGCGGAAAATGACATGCTCTTCGGCGGACCTTCGCCGTTTTTCTGGATCACAAAAACCCTTGCCCAGGCGAAGGCGATCCTGGGGATCGGCGGGACGGTGCCCACTCCGACGGCGGAGAATGACGTCATTATGGGTGCAGGATCCCCGCTCGATTGGGTAAAAAAGACTATCGAGGAGCTGAAAACGGCACTCGGCCTGGGGACGGCCGCCTATACGAATACGACCGCCTATGATGCCGCCGGCGCAGCGACATCTGCGGCGGCTCCCAAGGCGGACAAGGTCCCTACATCTCCGACCCCTGTGGACTATTTGGCCGGCCTGGATGTCTCCGGGAACCTGGCGGTATCGACGGTCGCGGTTGTTGATGCCGCGGACGCAATATCGAAAAAGCACTCGAATTCTCTCGACCATGCGCAGGGAACGGATCAGGGCCTTGACACGGGTGGCGCGAACGCCGTTACAGCCGCACAGGTCAAGTCCGCGGTGTCGGCAGCCCATGCCCCCGAATCGGACAACCAGGACCTCTCCGGCCTGATGCAGAAATCGGCCAATTTCTCGGATGTTGGCAATGCAGTGACTGCGTTCGGAAATATTAAACAGCCAGCGTCTGACGTCGCCACCGGTGTGGTAGAAATGGCCACCGTCCCGGAATCGGTCACCGGGACCAGCTTGACGCTTGCAGATACGCCTGCAGGCGGTCAAGCGAAGGCCGAGGACGAACGGATCCGGCAGGCGGAAAACGGATCGGAGCAGATCCAATACCCCATCCCGATCAGCGGCTATATGCTTAAAGCGGCATCGGATGGTTCCCCGGCTACGGCGACCAACACCGATTCGGACGTCGCCGATGCAGTGACGAAAAAGCACGCCCAAAACACAGATACCGGCACGGCGGCTACTTCGTTCAAAATCAACACCGGCGGAAACGAGGCGGATTTACAAACAGGCGGGCTTACCGGGGATCGAGATTTTACCCTGCCGGATATTGATACTATGCTGGCCGGGGCGGTCGTGATGGCTCAAAACTCATTTGAAATCATAGCCTATTAGCATAGGCGGAAAAGGAGACGTTATGGGAATCAGAACAGAATTGACCGGCATGTTGCCGGGAACTATCGTCCGGATCGAGGAGCTTCTTGAAAAAACAGCGGATCTCAATCCAAAGGTGGTGCGCGGGTATGATTCGCTCGCCGGCAAGGACAGCTATTTTTACTGGGGCGTGGCATGCCGGATTCAATGCGCGGACATGGCAGCGCTCAAGACGAATGCAGAAGATATGGGTTTTCTGTGGCTGTCCAATGACGGGGATCTGGCCTATATCAAAGGACTGACAATCGATGAATTCAAGACCTATCGGGTCAACGGCGATCTCGAGCTGACGCCGGAAAAGGAGGGGGTGTAATCATGGGGAACTTCATTTCGCAACACGTTTTGATCCCGAAATTCACGATCTCGGATGTCGCGGGCGTCACGTTTGGCGGATTTCTGGCGGACAAATATGTCTGTTCGCAGCCGAACGCCACCCCTTCCGAAGGCAGTCCCGATGTCGCCCCCGCCGGCGCGGCTGCGGCGGTCCCGGCCATTTCGAAGGCCGGCGTTCCGGTGTGGGACTATATCACATTCCCTCAGGCGATGATCGCCTGCTGCAACCGGGGAAAAGGCTGGCATCTGCTTTCGGCTTTCGAGTATGCCGCCCTGGCGTTCCTGGCCAAGAAGTATGGCACGCAGCCCCACGGCGGAAACGCAAACGTGGATCCGCCCTCGGATATCACCTTCACGACCGAGATCGCTTCCCTCGACAAGCATCTGCACGGCGAAAACGGCGGATATCACCGCGCCCTTCCCGGTACGGGTCCGAACACCTGGGCGCATAACCACCTGGCGTCGGGCGTCTTCGACCTGCAGGGCCTGGTTTGGCAATGGATCCTCCTGATGATGGCCACGAGCGGATATCCCTACGTTCCGGCGAATCTGGATGTCAGTTATACCGGCTCTCCCTATGGTCGGGGGACCATCTCTGGATCCGGAGGCGCGACCCCCACCCTGTCGCTCGACGGCGCCGGCATCAACTGGCTGAAAGCATGGACGGTGGATGAATTCAACACCGATTGCTGGTGCTACATTGCCGAAGCGGGCGGCGGTGCGGGCGCACTCTATCAGGTCGTAGACACGACTCCCACGACGTTGATCCTGGCCAATGGCGCCGCCCCCGGCGATGGCGCGGCGACGTTCTGCATTTTCAAACTGATCGCGACGGATGTCTCCGGCGGGTGCTCCTCCGGACAAAAGATCCTGACGCTCCGAGATGCAGACGCCAACCTGAAACCGTTCGCGATCCCCGCGACGACGGACGGGACTGGCGCGGCGGCCTATGGCAACGACATTTATTACTTTGACAAGAGCTCATTGCGCGCGGCGTTGCGTGGCGGCAGCTTCCTTGACGTGGCGTCCGCGGGTGTGTTCGCGCTCCACTTGAGCAACGCTGCGTCGGGCTCGTACTCCTCCTTCGGCTTCCGCGCCGGCAAGGCACTCTGAAATCTGCTTTTTCAGACTATCTGTCTTTCCGAGGAAAAGGGAGGAGTTAAAAAATGTCGAGAACGAACGAATTGATCATCTACCAGAAGCATTATGATTTAATGCTCTATTCGTTTCCGATCATCGGCAGATTTCCGAAGGAGCAGCGGTTCGTCCTCGGTCAACAGATCGAAAATGCCATGCTGGATATCGGCATGATGATCGTTCATGCCAATAAATTGCGCCAGAAAAAGGAGATGCTCTATGAACTCGACATCGCTCTGGAGAAACTACGTTTTCTGATCCGCTTGTCGAAAGATTTGAAGATGATGTCGGTGTCAAAATATGGCCACCACTGCGAGCGAATCGACGAGATCGGTAAATTGCTCGGCGGGTGGATTAAAAGCTCCGTCCCGGATCATTCCGGGACGGCCAAACAGGGGCATGGTTGATTATGCGCGCGGCGTTACGTGGCGGCAACTTCAATAACGAGGCGAACGCGGGTGTGTTCGCGCTCAACTTGAACAACGCTCCGTCGAACTCGAACTACAACATCGGCTTCCGCGCCGGCAAAACGAAAGATTCTTCAGCGAGACGGCCGGGATAACATTTCCCGGGCGCAGTGCAGAGTGCTTTGGAATCATGACCCTCACCGTAAGGTGAAAAATAAAAAAGGGGATGTACCCTCAGTAGACAACGAACAGGACGCATTCTTCCGGGAGCGGCATGAAAACATATAGCGGTTTGTATCCTCAAATCTGCGAATTCGACAACATTCACGCGGCCTATCTCAAGGCACGCCGATTGAAGCGCTATAAGCAAGAGGTCCTGCGTTTTTCCTCCAAGCTGGAGGAAAACCTGATCAACATCCAGAACGATTTGATTTGGAAGACTTACCATCCCAGCCGCTACAAATATTTTACAATCTACGAGCCGAAACAGCGCCTCATCGCGGCCCTGCCGTTTCGGGACCGCGTCGTCCACCACGCGCTATGCACCGTCATCGAGCCGATCTGCGAGCTATCCATGATTCACGATTCTTTCGCCTGTCGCCGCGGCCAGGGTGTTCTTTCCGGCGTTCTCAGGACAACCCGCTTCCTCCGGGACGCCGGTCGTCGCTGGGGCCGCGTCTATTGCCTGAAGGCGGATGTCACGAAGTTTTTTCCGTCGATCAATCACGAGATCCTCAAGCGGATACTTCGCCGCCGGATCGCCTGTCCGGATACCCTTTCCCTGATCGACACCATCATCGACAGCACCGAAACCGATCGGGGGCTCCCGATCGGCAGCCTGACTTCGCAGCTATGGGCGAACGTCTATCTCAACGAGCTGGATCATTTTGTCAAAGAGACGCTCCGGATCCGATACTACATCCGCTATATGGATGACTTCGTGCTCCTCGATGCAGACAAGGTCCGCCTGCACAATGTGTTGGAGGAGATCACCGCGTTTCTCGACGATCGGCTCCATCTCTCCCTGAATGGCAAAACACAGATTTTCCAGATATATCCGCGCTGCGTGGATTTCCTGGGATACCGGATCTGGCCGAATTATCGTCTACTCAGAAAAGCGAATGTCAAGAGGGCGAGGCGACGATTAAAGAAACTGGTGCGCCAGATTCGCGCGGGAGAGATCACCTGGGAGAGCTTCCGCCCTCACTTAACGTCCTGGCTCGGCCATTGCCGATATGCGGACAGCTTCCGGATCCGGAATAGCGTGATGAGATCCGCCGGGATCCTGGCGGAGGATATTCATTGATGAGAAGGCTTGTTTTAATCATATTCTTTTTTGCGGTTCTCGCCGGTTGCAATAACGGGACAGACAAACTCGGAACCGGGGGAAGGCTGTTCAACGACTATCAAGGCTGGTTCACCAGCATCAGCCAGCCGACCAAGTCCACGCTGGATACTACTTTAACAATTCGTTTCAGGGGTTTTGGAAGTGAAGCCGAGAAGCAAACCGCTTGGGATAAGCAATGGAGGAGCAAGCATCCGGAATGGGGGCCGGTTCAACAGGCGACTGTATCAGGGTTTCCCATCGAGATATGGTTCGATATTCGGGAGATTCCCAAGGAGGGCTTGCTGCTCCCGCCCCATATTATTGGCCATGAGGTGATCCATGCAATCAAGATCGCGCGACCCGAAGCAATCGATTCGGATAGTTTTGCGATGAGGTAGAACTCGGTAAAAGCGTAGAGACTTGTAGAGACCAAGAAAAAGGCCTCCTTCGGGAAGCCCTTGTTATTGGTGGGTCGTGCGGGAATCGGACCCGCGACCAACGGATTAAAAGTCTTGTAAAAAAACAATCATATCGAATATTTGAAATAAATTTACTGCCCTCGTGTAGAGACTGGCCTTTATTTCTGCGGATTTCCCGTAGAGACCTCTCCGGAAAACAAGCCCTGCGCCCGCCTGAGATCAGCCATTGAAACATGAGAATACCATTGTGTCGTAAGAATATTTTTATGCCCGAGGAATCTCTGAATGATTGAAGCGTTGACATCAGAGGCCATAAGGTGACTGGCTATTGAATGCCTCATCAGGTGTGGCGTCACCCTTTTTGTCACCCCCGCCGCCTTGCAGATCCGTTTGATTGCTGCACGGACATCCCCGATCGGCTCCCCTTCCATTTTTTTTAACCCGAACAGATATTCCCTGGGCTTCATCGGCCATAGATCCACCAGATCTTTTACCGCATCGATGACCTGATCGCTCAGGGGCAAGACTTTTTCCGTCCCGCCCTTCTGTCGGACCTTCACAGCTCGATTCTCAAAGTCAAAATCTTCCAGTCTCAAAAAGCGAACCTCTGAAAACCGAAACCCGAGCGCGTACAGGCAGAGGAAAAACGTCCTGTAAAACGGCTCCCGTTCCGCCGCCTGCATGATTCGACTGACCTCCTCCGGACTCAGGACGACGGGAAGGGGCCTCGAGCATGGCAGCTTTTCATAGTGGATCGCCGGGATATCGATCTTCTTTTCCCGCCGGCACCACTTCAGGAATCCGGCGAAGTAGTCCAGCTCCTTATTCACCGTCCTGTTTTTCACCTTCCCGGCCCGGTTCTGCTGGTAAAGGCTGAAATACTCCGGCGCAATGTCCCGAACCTGATACTGTCCTAGAATGGGGCTGATCGACTTCTCCCATGTCAGATTGATGTCCCGGCAAGTCCCTGGCCGTCGCCGATCCCCCACCCGACACCATTTGAGATAACCCGGAAACAGATCCGCCACGGTGGATAACGAGGAGGATGCGACGACAACGGGCCGACGCTTCACGCCCATGAGGACCCGTTCGTGTCTTTTGGCCTCTCCGAGATCCGTCTCCGCCGGGAGCGTGATCTTCTTCCGCCCTCCACGCCGCCCGTTCGGCCAGTAATCGATCGCGAACCGAAAGGCGATGGATCCACAGTCCGGACAGTCGATCGTCCCCTGGGGCACCCTGCGGCGACAAGAACGGCATTTGATGATCAGGGCCATATCAGTTTCCGCATTTGAAGATCATGGTCAGCAGTCCGGCCAAGACAATGGTGATGATCAGCGCCCAGGCATAGCTCCCATAATCATGCCGGGCTCCACAATGGGGGCATCGTCCGGACGAGTCGCTCTTCATCTTGCCGCATTCATGGCAGGGGATCATGGACATGGCAACCCGCTCCCCGTTTTAAGAAAATTGACAAAATCATGTTGGGATAAGTGATATTGTCCATCCGTAATAAGTGTTTTCTTGTGTTCATCGGGCCTCAATAGATCAAAATGCACAGAACCGTGGATGAAATAACCTTTCTCATCGGTCAAATCAGACGTGGCGCTGGTCACTTGGCATACAAGACTAATGTGCTTCATTGCTTCTTTCCATATCAGCCTTTTTGCCAGTTTTGAGTCATAGAGTACATGGCCCTGAGCAAAGGAATAGGCATTCCCCTGCGTCCATTTAAATACCTTTTTGGTCAGTTTTCTTTTTCTGGTCTTTTCGTTTTTTTTGACCCATCCATATTGTATTTGCCCATCAATGAGCTCCGGCTCAATTCGCTCGGTAAACCGAATGTCCAACTGGTCTTTGAAATATTCGCCAACGGCGAAAAACCATCCATCAGCATAGCCATCGACAAACTTAACAATTAGTGAGAGAGATCTTTTTGTTCGTGGCATCGGTAACCTTATAGATATATCACGTTCCTGTATTTCCAAAATTCATAAGTTTCCTATATTCACGTGAGATCCATTCAAGCAGAGCATTTTCCATATATTTGTATTTTTTTGGCAAAACACATTGCATCAATCTGAGCGAGCCAGAAGCCATGTCATTATAAATTTCAAGGTTGAACTCTTCGGTTTCTAAATCAACGGAAGCTCGGATGGAATTCCCGTCACCTAAGCCCGTCAGGTGAACATATTTTCTCTTTTTAGCTGCGGTTATGGTTTTTATACTTCCCTCGGGTATGGGGGGGCTCATTGATTGCATACTAGACATAGACGGCAAAAAACTTTGTCCTCGAATCGCTCGTTGTTTTATTTCATCTTTGAACGGTTGTAACGATTCAGGAATTCCCTTTTCCATGAAAGCCTGAATTAAATGTTTACAGAGACGGCGGGGATCATCTATGGAATATTTTTTCAGCGTGATTTGAAAATATTTGCAGGAACAGCTCGTCTCATCGAAATCGACCTTATAATAAGCCCCGCGATTTGATAGACTCTCAAAATACATTTCCTTGCCAGTTTCTGTCATAGATATATCACGTTCCCCCTTTTCCTGATGAAGCCACCGGCGCATTTGCTCCAGGAGTAGGGGAGGTCAGTTTGTCATAATTCTTCCGAAATTTGGCTATTACGCTTTGAGCTTCGGCCAGCTCTTCCGTGCGGGCAAAATATTTACCTTTCCATTTCTCGATCTCGCTGGATAAAAGCTTTTCCCCCTGGCCGGTACGCAGCCATTCAAGACGCAAACCTCTTTCTACGCCAAGCAAGAGTAGCTTATTTTTTATCGTCCCCGTTTTTTTCTTGTTCGAAAAATTGGAGATCGTTTCCCCAACGGCTTTTGCAACCGCCCCTTCCGTCTTGTAGCCGCAAGAATCCATCAATCTTTTAAGTATTTGTGTAATTTCATCCATGATTCAAAAAATAAATTAAAAAAATGCTTGACATGTTTTGATGAATCGTGTATTCATCCACCCCAGAGATTAAGAATCAACCCCTAAACCTTAACGAGGAGGCAAGTCATGATAAAAATACCAGCAATCTACCTCCCCGCATTTTGGCGCAACACAACGGCCTATGAGCGAGAGCGCGGCTGCATCGGAATAGGGTTAACTCTTGAATCCGGTGAGACCGTGCGATTTCGCCTGGATGCGATTAACGCGCGCCATCTGTCCGAGACCATCACGGAATACCTCCCTACGAACCCTTCCTCCACTCGCTCAAATCTTCCGGATGATCAACCGTTTGTTGCTCATCCCATGGCGTCCAACCCGTTGCACACATATAAACATCATCTGCCGCAAGCTGGGGCGAATCATATGACCCCAAATTCTCATCGTCAATCCAAAGGCAATAACGGCCTCGCACGTTTTCATCAGGCCTTATCGCAAAAGTTCCAATGTTTGTTCGATATTGGTAAATTTCTATGTCCCCTCAAGAAATAGATGCCCTCCGCAAGGAGGTCAAACACAAACTGGTCGATCTCGGGCTCGATCGGCCGGGTTCATACGAGATCATTGCTCCGCATCTGCGCCTGCCCGTCAGCAAGAAGATCCTCAGCATGGCGTTGACGGGTTATCGCCATGGGAAGGCAGCCCAGGCCCTCCTGGAGGAGCTTTTAACGGTATTGTCGGCCTGGCCTCCGGAGGCTGATAGAAATACTCCCCATTGTGGACATATACACAATGGGGAAAAGAAAAACAATTAAATTTTTAAGGGGAGGGTGAACGATGAAATCAGGACAAATATCCCTCGATCTTTCATACAAACCCCACAATGTCCTTTTAGATCTGGGCAAGAAAACCGAACGAATTACTTTTACAGCCACTGATGACCTTACTTCAATGCTCCGCTTGCTTACAAATAGGCTGGGCGTTTCCATTTCTGAGTATTGCCATGACCGCGTGATCGAATGCGCCTCTCGTGACATTGGTGAAATCCTCCTTCTTCAAGCAAAAGCGAACAAACCGCTGAAAGATTTGTTGCGATGATGGACTCTTTTTTTTGACATGCAAGTATACCTCGGTGTGATCATGATGCACAGCGGGTATACCACAAAGGAATCAAGCACATGCCCCGTACCATTGAACAGCAGATCAAAGACCTTCTGGACAGAGTGAATCTCCTGGAGGGGATCGTAATCGAGGGGAAGCAACCACCCACGCCCGGATCGGAGGAATATTTCAACGTCGTTATCCCGGCGCTGGCGAAAGGGGATGTCAAGCCACTGATCGCATTCAAGAAGCGCGGCGGGGTAGTCCCGGACTATGAGCCCCTGCCGAATGAAGCCCGCAGAACCTGTATTTATAAGCCCCGCAAACGAGTAGAGAGGCCCCGGGCAGAACCTACAAACGGTTGCGGAACCCCGGTCATGCTTCTTCCGGGCCGCGATAAGGCGGCAAAAGAGCAGCGGCGCGTGGTGTAGTGGTAGTTGGGTCCGTCGTGGGGAACGGACCCAACCTCGAAACGGAGGCAAGCCATGAAGAGCCATGAGACACAATCATATGTGAATGTCGGGGGATGGCAAATTCTCCTTTGGGGTTTCAAGGAAAGTCCCCCGAAGGCCCTGCAGGAGATCGGCGCCTGCCTGCTTATGTTCGCCGTGATGTTTGGAGCGTTGTTTTTGAAGGATATCCTGATTTGGATTGGGGAGGTGCTTGGATGAGTACATCGTCTGCTGTTTTTGAAGCCAATAGGACTCTTTCTTGGACGTTCGCGGGATGCTTGAACTCAGGTGAATCGGTGTTCTTTACGCCGGCGGGAGATTTGGCCATCGAAAAAGATCATGCCTACTTGATGGAAGTGACCCCGGAGGAACGAGCCGAAATCTATCAAAAATGGCCACACCTGAATCCCATATCAAAGATGAGCCTTTCAGGTTGAATGACCACAATAGAGAGCTAGTATATGCAAAAGTGGCTTATTAAAAACGCGATCGCATTCACGGCCCTGGGGCTGGCAGCCCTGGGGTATATGATCATCGGCTTTTTTAAGATGTGAGATGATTTCATGAGCGGGACACCTGTCGCAAGCGAATATTTCCGCTGGGGGACGCAGTCGCGCAAGCTATACGATCGCCTGACGTGCGGTCCGGTCACCGCATCCGAAATTGTCAGGCAGCTCAAGATCCATCAATACCACAAAAAGATTTCCGAGATCCGGAACCGGATCGCCGGGACGGGCGTCACCGTCAAAGCCAGGCCGATCGACGGACGCCGCCGCGGACGCCTTGTCTTGGAATTCCGCCTGGCCCTCGAGAATGTTGAGAGCATCGAGGCCGCGAAGGAGGCTTTGAATTGACCGAATCCCGTCGATGCTTTCCTCATTGCGGAAAATGCCAATCGACGGCGGTGTACCTGGATGACGAGCCCTGGACCGGCAGCAAGTACATCGCCTGTCTGAAGTGTGGGAACCGTTGGCCGGGCGGGGTTGAACCATATATGGCCGAAAAAGGGGAGGGAAATATGAGCAAAAGGGCTACGTGTAAGAACTGCAAGCGGGAAGAAATGAGCATCATCCGCGAAGGACTCTGCGGAATCTGCGCGGAGATGGCGAAAAAGAATCCGGATCCGGAGCTTCGGGCGTCCGCCTTGGCCGAGGTCCGGGCAAAAGTCGAACGGAGCGATCTCAAGGGTCCGCGGTATGATGGTCCCCGGAAGAAGAAGGCCGCAAAAGCCCCAGGAGATCGTGTGCGCGATATCGCACACCCAAAGAAAACGTCCGGCGGGGATCCGCCCCCGTTGCCGGCTGGCGGATATCCGCCTCCCCTGAGTAAAACGCGTTCAGAAGAGTTTCATGAATCCCTGAAACGTACGCGGCAACGTGCAGAAAATATCCTGGGAAAGAAATCCCCTGGCTCGGTTCATCCGATGGCGACGCCCGAAAAGGAACTCGGTCCGTCCGGCGTCAGGGCTTGCCGGATTTGCGGTTGCACGGATGATCATGCCTGTGAAGGTGGGTGTTCCTGGGTAGTGGATCCGGATTTCGGAGATCTATGCAGCCGGTGTGCTTCCGATCTTATTCGGGTGGCAGATAATACCCCCACGAGGGTCGTTCCTTCCCAAGCCAAATCCATGAAGTCGATTGTCATTCAACTCAGCTTCTCCGGAGCAGACATTCTGATGTATCGCTTGTTCGAGATTTATTGTCACCACCATCAGAGACGGAACCCGGAAGGACAAATCCTTTTCATGATCAAAGAGGCCGTCAGAGCGGCAACACGTCATCAAACACAGGAGGGTATATGAAAAAGAAGGAAGTCGAAAATTTGGTGTATGTCCCGGCGTTCAAGACCAAAGAAGTCCCAGGAGTCACGTTCGGCGGATTCTCCCTGGACCGGCACATGGCATCCGAAAACAAAATGCCGTTGCGAAGAAAGACATTGCCCGAAGCTATGATCTCTTGCGCCGATAAGGGGAAGGGTTGGCATTTGATCACGGCGTACCAGTGGGCGTCCATGGCCCATTTCTGGAAAAAGGCGAAGAGCCTCGATGAACTCGATTTTGATCCCCATGCAGAGACCTGGCAATGGGTTATGGGCCTCTTTATGGAGGACGACGGCCATGTTGATGTTCTCGGATCGTTGGACGTCTCTTACACAGGCAGTCCATACGGCCGTGGAACGATCAGTGGTTCGGGCAATTCTCCGATCCTGGCCGTAGATGGCGCAGGAATTAACTGGCTCAAGAAGTGGGAGACCGGAGCATTCAGGGGCATGATGGCTTATATTGCAGAGGCGAATAGTGCCCGGGGTGGGCTTTACCATATCGTGGACAGCAAGAAAGACTCTCTCCAGCTCCAAATCGCATCCAGCCCCGGAAATGGTCCTGCAACATTCTGCATCGTCAATCATGTTCCCATCGATATGACCAAGGGCATGAATACAGGGGATCACATTACGGCCCTGAGCAATGATAACGATTTGAAGCCTTTTGCCATCCCCGGAAAAACAAGACGAGACGAAGATCCATTATTCGGGAATGACCATTACTGGTTCTATAAAAGCAGAATTATGCGCGCGGCGTTCCGTGGCGGCGCCTTCGATGACGAGGCGGACGCGGGTGTGTTCGCGCTCTACTTGAACACCGCTCCGTCGAACTCGGTCTGCGGCGTCGGCTTCCGCGCCGGCAAAGCAATCAGAAATCTGGTTTTTCTGAAAATCTGCTTCGATATAATGGCACTGGGTCGTAGGTCAATGGCTTGATAGATGTTTGAACGATATCTAAGAAAAGAACCCGTTAATGCAAAATAATAATAAGTACCTTATCGTCGGCTTTAGCCGATTACCATCGCCGGCGGTATCGACTCATTTCCGGGGATATTCCCCCAGGCCCCACACC